GCATTAGCTAAAAATATGGAATCTAATGCTATAACTAGTGGTCAATCTTCAAATGTTCATGCTCACAGTAATGTCACGGTTGATGGTGCAAATATAGGATTTTATACAGTTCATGGCTCAGGCCTAATAGCTAACGGCTCTACAGCAAGAAATTGTCGCCATACCGCCTATTATTCGGCACATAAGTCCGAATTACATGCTGCAAGCACTTCTAGTAAATTATCAGGAAATGCTGTTAATTATTCTCCTGCCGGATCTCATGCGCTTGGAAATCATGATTCATACACTTACATCTCATAAAATATGAAAATAGTAATAAATAAAGGAAATATGATCATTGCAACACATAGCAATGATCAGGACATCAAAGATTTATACGATAATGAAAATTTAGAAATTATCAGAATTCCTGATGATATCATAATTAAAGATTCATCTAATGAATTTATAAATAGTGGTGAATCTTCTAAGGCTAATCTTCCAACCGATCCAAGGCTTTCTTGGTCGCTAAAAGAGGTAAAAGAAAATTCTAAAAAGTTATTCCTGATATTGAGGAAGAATGTCGTGCAAAAATCATATCATCCTCACCTGGAAGAATAGCCGCATATAGGTCAAAAGAGGAAGTAGCTAAACGTATATTAGAATCTACACCTCCAGACAAATTTGATTTAGAGCTCTTAAAATTGGAAGCAGATAGCAGGAATATCAAGGTTACAGAGCTTGCTAAAATTATTGTAGAAAAAGCTCAAAATTTTAGTAAAATATCAACTTTTATTGATGGTGAATCTCAAAGGATTATTAGCATTATTGATAATTGCAAATCATATAAAGAGGCTTGGGAAGCATTAAAAGATTTTGAGCAAACAATCCTAAATAAAATTTCATCAAACTAATTTAACAATAAATAAAATGCCTGATCAATTTCTACATGGTGTGGAAGTCATTGAACTTAATGACGGAGCACGCCCAATTCAAACAGTTAAATCAAGTGTAATCGGACTTGTTGGCACAGCGCCACAAGGCCCAGTAAATACACCAACCTTAATTCTTGGCTCAAGAGCAAAAGCAGCCGAGATCTTTGGTGAAAATAACGATGCCAATAAAGACTATACCATACCAAAAGCTTTGGATGGAATATTCGATCAAGCTGGTGCGATGGTTGTTGTTATCAATGTTGCTGATCCAAGTAACCCTGCTCATTTAACAACTGGCGTTCTTGATCCTGCAAATATTATAGATGCTGATGTTGTTGGTGGTGTTGATGGAACAACTGGTCAATATAAAGGTGTCCATGCTCTTTTAGCAGCTAATACAGAGCTTGCGGTAACTCCAAGAATTTTAATTGCTCCAAATTTCACGCATGATATGCCAAGTGGAAATGCAAATCCTGTGGTTAGTGAGCTACTTGGAATAGCAGAAAATTTAAGAGCGATTATTATTGCTGATCTTCCAAATACTAATGACACCGATGCAATCGATTATGTCGGTGATTTTGGTTCGGCCAGAGTATTTGCGGTCTATCCTTGGGTAAAAGTTCTTGATACATTAGGAGCTATTGTTGAGGAGCCATCATCTGCAAGAGTAGCTGGGTTAATTGTTAAATCTGATAATGACAGAGGATTCTGGTGGTCGCCATCAAATCTTGTTATTAATGGTATTGTTGGAATTTCTAAACCAATTGACTTCGTCCTTGGTGATGTAAATTCAAAAGCCAACTACCTAAACGAAAACAACATCACAACCATAATTCAAGAAAGTGGTTTTAGATTATGGGGCAATAGAACTTTGTCAGCTGATCCTAAATGGGCATTCTTACAAGCTAGAAGAACTGCTGACATGATTAATGATTCTCTTCTTAAGGCTCACCTATGGGCAGTGGACAGAAATATTACCAAAACCTACATCGAGGATGTTTTGGAAGGAGTTAATAATTATCTCAGATATTTAAAAAATATTGGAGCAATTATTGGCGGAACTGCCTTTGCTGATCCTGAGTTAAATACTCCTGATCAAATAGCTCAAGGCAAAGTCACCTTTGAATTTGACTTCACACCTCCTTATCCAGCAGAGCACATAATCTTTAGATCAAGAATGACTGATGATTATTTATCTGAAATTGTTTAACCCCAAATATAAAGAAAAATGATTCCAAAAATATTAAAGAATTTTAACCTCTTCATTGATGGGCGTGGTTATGTTGGTAAGTGCGAAGAAGTTAATCCGCCCAAGTTATCTATAAAATCAGAAGAATATAAAGCTGGCGGTATGGATGCTCCAATATCTATTGATATGGGAATGGAGAAGCTAGAAGCCTCATTCACATTATCCGAATATGACAAAGATATTTTAAAACAATTTGGACTTATCAGTGGTAATGGAGTTCAAGTAACGCTTCGAGGTGCTTTGCAAGATGATGCAACCACATCACCAATAATCATCAAGCTTCGTGGCATGTATTCAGAAATGGATATGGGTAAATTTGCAGCTGGAGAAAAAGGAACTCTAGCCTGCACAATTGCTTGTAGATATTACAGCCTAGAAATTGATGGTGAACAGTTAATCGAAGTTGATATCGACAATATGACCAGAATTATTGGCGGAGTTGACAAGATGGTTGAAATCCGTGACGCAATAGGAATTTAAATCTTTTTAAAAAAAATCATGCAAAATATAGAACTAAAATACCAAATAGAATCCGGTGGGCAAACCTACAAAGAATTGAGCATGAGACGCTCAAAAGTCAAAGATCGCCTCATCGTTGCCAAGATGAAATCTGCAAGCGATGAAGAAAAAGAAATCCGTCTTTTTGCTAATCTTTGCGAAGTAGATCCAAAGATTATCGAAGAGCTTGATGAATCTGATTATGCAACTTTACAAAAGGCATATATGGATTTTTTCAAATCCGAGGGAATATCAGACGAGCCATCGTTATTCTCTCAAAAATAACCCATTGGCCACTTTCAGAAATTATTGAGCTAACCGAAGAGGAATTCTGCTTATTTTATGATGAAGCGATTTTGATCCAAAAAGAAACTAATGAAATTTAATTAAATCATGCCAGCTACTAAAGCATCAGTTTCAGTTTTAATTGGCGCAGAGCTAGGCAAATCTTTTAAAGGAGCTTTTGGGTCTGCAAATAAGCAATTATCTTCTCTTGGTTCTGCTATTAAAAAAGTAAGCGATAGAGCTGGGCAAATTGAAGCTTTTAAAAAATCATCTAGAGCTACTAAAGAAGCAGGAGTTGCTTATCGTGATGCTAGGCAAAAACTAAATATTCTTAGTAAAGAAATTGCCAACACCAACAGCCCAACCAAATTATTACAAAATAACTTTAGGAAAGCCAAAAGACTAGCTGATCAAACCAAGAGATCGTTTCTTGAAACTGCTAGATCCACAAGGCAAATGGGCAAGGCCCTTCGCTCTTCTGGGATTGATATTAAAAACTTTAATAAAGAACAGTCAAAATTAAGTAAAAATCTAAATGTTCTAAAAAGACGCCAAGCAAGCCTACAAAATAACCAGAATGCCAAAGATGCCAATCTTGGTAAAAGAGCAAATTATCGCTCTCAAATGGTGGATGCTGTCGCTCTTGGTGGAGCTTTATATTCTGCTGTTCGTCCAGCTGTAGATTTTGAACTGGCTATGGCAAAAGTTGGTGCAATTACCAATGAAGCAGCTGGTGGAGAAGGATTTAAAAGTCTAACAAAACAAGCAAGAGAGCTTGGCAGAACAACACAATATACCGCAAGCCAAACTGCAGAAGCTATGCAATTTCTTGGTATGGCTGGACTTAGCACTAATCAAATTTTAGCAGCAACTCCAAGTGTGCTTAATCTAGCAATTGCTGGAAATATGGATTTAGGGCGAACCGCAGATATTACTTCCAATATTCTAACTGGCTTCAATATGGAGGCTGAACGCACTGGTGAAGTTGCCGATATTTTAGCTCAAGCAAGTAGATCAACAAATGTTAATGTTGAAATGCTTGGTCAAACCATGAAATTTATCGCACCTGCTGCAGCTGCAGTTGGTGGAACTTTAAAAGAAACCGCTACTTTAGCTGGTGTTTTAGGTGACGCTGGAATTCAAGCATCGATGTCTGGCGTCATGCTCCGATCAGCATATTTAAGACTTGCAGCTCCTGCAAAATCAGGAGCAAAAGCTCTTGGTAAAATGAGAGAAGAAATGGGCGTTAGTGCTGAAGAAATGCCTGATGTTGCAAAAGAAGCTCTACTTGCTCAAAAAAGATTGTCAGGAATTGGAGTTAAAGTTTTTGATAATGGCAAGATGCGATCAATGGTCACCATCTTAAAAGAAATGGCTGCTGCTATGAAAGATGCATCTGATGAAGAAAAATTATCCACAATAAAAGATATTTTTGGAACAAGAGCTACTTCTGGCGCATTGGCAATTTTTAAATCTGTTGAAACTGGCAGATTAGATGAGGTGGAACAAAAAATTAATAACTCTACTGGCGCTGCCAAGGCAATGGCAAATCGGTTAAAAAACACCACTATTGGTGCATTTAAAGAATTTGGATCAGCTATTGAATCGGTTGGAATATCAATTGGATCTGTTTTGCTTCCTGCTTTTGCAACTATTGCCAGAAAGGCAGCAAATATTGCTGGCAGAATAAGTGTTTTAGCTGAAAAATTCCCTGTTCTTACAAAATATATTGGTTTAGCAGTAGCTGGATTAATCAGTTTTAAAATAACAGCAATTGCTACTGGCTATGCTTTTACATTCTTGAAAGGAGGATTTTTAGCAGCTAAAGGAAGTATTATTGCCTTCAGAACTGCAATGACTTTGATGAGTTTTGCTGTTCCAACTGTAATTACCGCCATTAAAGCGCTTGGTATTGCTGTAATGACAAATCCTATTGGTCTAATTATTAGTGGCATTGCAATAGCTGCAGGAGTTCTAATGGTCAACTGGGCTCCAGTTGGTGAGTTTTTTAAGAATCTTTTTAGTGGTATAATTGACTGGGTGCAAAAAGCATTTGCATGGGTAAGTAAATTATTAAAACCACTGGCAAAAGTGAAGGCTCTTGTTGGTAAAGGAATCAATTCTGTAAAAGGAGTATTTACTGGTGATGAAATGAATAATCAAAGCCAAATTGGTGATACAATTAAAGATTTAGAATCTGATAATACTGATTTTAGCAAGATAATTCAAACCAGTAATATTTCTAATATTGCTGGCAGTAGTAGTAATTCAAATATTTCTATCTCCGCACCAATTACTATTAATGCCAGAACTGACGCTGATGAAAAAACCATTGCCAATCAAGTACGAATAGCACTTGATGAGGTGATGCATAAATTTGCCGTTAGAAAGCAGGCATTGAATTACGATTAATGATCAGACATGGCGTTAGATTTTTTTAAAAATATCAGCAGCAAGCTAACTGTTAATAGCCTGCTCAAAATAGATATGATGATGATTTTGGGAGCTTATCGTTTTGCTGTCAAAAACTCTGCTTATCAAACCCTAAAAAGGCAAAGTGAATATAAGTGGCAGGAAGTTAATAGGCTTGGAAGTAATCCAGCTCTGCAATTTACTGGCTTTGGAGTTGAGACAGTTGAGCTTGAAGGAATTATTTATCCTCATTTTAAGGGAGGATTAAAACAAATAATTTTAATGAGAGCCCAGGCAGGACTTGGCAAACCTCTTTTTTTAATATCAGGAAATGGCTTTGCATTTGGCAGATGGTGCATTTCTAAAATATCAGAAAATCAGAGTAATTTTTTGAAAGATGGTAGTCCTAGAAAAATAGAATTCTCCATCACATTAAAGCGATATGGTGAGAATAAAAAAAGAGGCACAAAAGGAATTATTCAAAATGTTGTGAGTTCACTATGAGCATTATTTATACAACAAAGGACGGTGATATTTTGGATCAGATTTGCCAGAATTATTATGGCAGCACAATAAAAATAGTTGAGCAAGTCTTGGAAGCTAATCCTCATTTATCTGAATTAGATGCTATTTTTGAAGCTGGAGTAAAAATTATCTTACCAGAAATAACCATTCAAAAAGAATCTGAAATAGTAAAACTCTGGTCATGAAGCCAATATTTAAAGTTACAGCTGATGATAAAGATATCACTGATATTTTATCGCCAAGATTAGTGTCTTTAAATATTACCGATGAAACTGGTCTTGTTTCTGATAAGGCAGAAATCCTGCTTGATAACAGAGATAATATTTTAGAAATTCCACTAAGAGGTACAAATCTTGAAATATCGCTTGGTTATGAGAATCAGGATTTAGTTTTGATGGGAAACTATATCGTAGATAATATTGATCTTTCCTCACCGCCATCAAGGATGAGAATTATTGCCAAAGCCAGCAATACAAAGATCAAAGATCTAACTAGCAAAATTAGATCACCAAAAAGCAGATCATGGCATGAATATAGTTTGGTTGGAATAGTCAGTAAAATTGCCAAGGAGCATAAATTCACATCTCTAATTGATGAATATTTTGAGAAAATCTACATATCTCATATTGATCAAACTAATGAAGGTGATCTGTCATTTTTAACTAACTTTGCTAGAGATTACGATGCTTTTATTAAGTTCGTAGCGGGAAAGTTAATTTTTGCCAAAAAGAATAAAGGAACAACCGTTACTGGCAAAGAGCTTCCAAAATTAGAACTTTCTGAAAATCAAATATCTAGCTGGCGATTAAATATTCTTGACCGAGGCAAGTTTGGCAAAGTAATTGCTAAATATCATGATTTTGCAACAGCAGAAGAAAAGAAAGTCACCGCTGGAACTGGTGAGCCTGATTATGAAATGCGCTACACATTCACAGATCAAAATAGAGCTTTGGAAGCTGCTAAAGCAAAATTAGCAGAATTTGAGAGGGGAATAGCCAAGTTAGAGATCTCACTTCCTGGCAATCCTATTTTAAGTGCGCAGAGCAAAATAATCATACCAGATATCAAATATCTAAAAAACAAGGAATGGATCATTGAAGCCATAATTCACGATATCAGTGATCAAGGCTATCAATCCACTATTAACGCCGTAGAAAAATTTTAAAATACTAAAAATGCTTGGAAAAGAAGATAAGAAATTGAGTCAAATAACTCTCACATCAATCGAGCTAGAAGCTCTATTACAAAAAGCCTCAAAGCAAGGCGCAAGAATGGCTTTGGCAGAACTTGGGTTAGCTGATGAAGATGCGGTAATAGATATCAGGGATTTGAGGGAATTGTTAAAAGCTTTTAGAATGGCGAAAAAGGATAGTTTCAGAATCTTTGTCAGATGGGTAGTAATAGGAATTATCACTCTAATCACTGCCGGTTTTATTTCACTAATTGGTGCTAATTTTAAAATTAAATAAAATGCCAAAATATTCAAATAGATCAAAAGAAAAATTAGAGAGCTGTCATCCTGATTTACAAAATCTCTTTAACGAAGTCATCAAAAATTATGACTGCACAATTATTGAAGGTTTTAGAAGCAATGAATGCCAAGAAGAGCTTTACTGCCAAGGAAAATCAAAGCTAAAAGCAGGAAAAAGCAAACATAATCAAAGCCCATCTTTAGCAATTGATGTTGTGCCATATCCGATAAATTGGAATAATAGAATCGGATTTTATCACTTCGTTGGCTATGTAAAAGCTACAGCAGATCAGCTAAACATTAAAATCAGATGTGGGGCCGATTGGGATAATGACAATGATTTACACGATCAGACATTTTTTGATTTACCGCATTTTGAATTAATAAATTAGCAAATATGATAAACAAATTTTTACAAGATTCTAAAGGCAATAAATCTTCCAAAAGACTTTGGGGCTCAATTTTATTAACCATTGGGGTTATGTTCTCAGTAATTTTATTTGTTTATTCTCTTTATCAAGGAGCAGCAGATGCAGCAACTGCTCTTGGTATTATTAATATGTTTTTAATTTCAGGTGGTGGCTTGCTTGGAATCAGCGTGTTTGAGAAGGGAATCAATATTAAAAGAAAATGCTCGAAGGGTTAATAATTAAATCAGTGATATTTTTAGCAGGGATTTGCACCATTTTTGGCTTTGGATTTTTTAAGGGCAAAAAATCATCAGAAATTAAACAACTAAAGAATAATTTAGAAGATGCAACAAAATCTAAGAAAAGGCAGGCTAATCGTAGGGATGATAATATTTCTACTATTAAGCGCCGGATGCAAAAATACATCCGTAAATAATCTCTGTCTTTGGGCAAATCCTATCACAATCACGCAATCTGAAGTAAATTTTCTTAGTGAAGAAACGCTTCGCCAAATTGATAATTTTAATCAAGAATTTGAGGAAGAATGTGATTAA